GAGAGAATCATTCGCTCACCGTCCCTCTGACCATGACCGGGAAGAGCATTGCCTTATCAAGGCTAAGGGCGTAGCCGAAGGCGTTAGCCGGGCGTATCGGAGCTTCGGCCCCTTCCACCGCCCCGGATACTTCATAAAGCCATGCGTTTTCCCTTCTAATAGAAAGGATGGGTCCTATAACGCCGCCTATCTGGATGGTGCGCTCTACATTCTTGCTCATGGCAGTAGGATTCCAGCCTACGTAGAATTCCTCGGCCTCCGATTCGAAAGGATGAGCGACAAATCCTGATGGCGCGAAGGTTATCTTCATGAGCGTGCAGGAAGGGATGTACGCTTGCGCCTTCGCGGTTACAAAAACGGACCCGTCCGCGCCGTAGAGAAGCGCAAACCAGGGAGATGAGCCATTGCGGACGAGTCCAGTCATTTCGTTACGCTGCCTTCTCAATCCCGGTGAGTCCGTTGAATACAAAGGACGTGTGCCTGTATTTCATGACGGTGTTCCCGGAGAAGGACATTTTCTTGACTAGGTTGTTGGGGTAGTTTTCCAAAGGCTCCCAATCAACGGTCTTGAAGTTAAAATCGGGGTGAATCTGGAATTCGAAGGCGTTCATGTCCAGGCCGAAGAGGTATCCTGCGGGGCAGAAAGGATCGGCAAGGATGGTCGTTCCCTCGAAGGTGACATTGGTGAAGCCCATGTCGGCGGTCTCTTTGTCAGAGGTGCCTTCGTACTTCGTGGCAAGCCAGATTTTTTCCTTCAGGGTGGCAAGGATATCCTCGGTGGTCAGGAGGAATTTAGGCTTCTTCCCGCCGAAGGTGGACGCGACAATGGCCTTGTAGAGCGACTTCTTGCCCTTCGCCGCATCGTCTGAATACAGGTCAAGGACAGTCCAGTCAGTCCCGGCATAGACCTTAGACTTCCAGTTAGGAGCGTCCACAGGGTCGATTCCTGCGTACTTCTGGGCAGAGACCAGGAAGGTAAGGGGAGAAATCATATCAAGGCAGGTCTCGACGTAGGCATCCGTGGAGTAAAGGTCCTTCGCCATCTTGTCCTCGTAATCCTCCTGAAGCTCCACGTATTTGTCCTTTAAAAGGGATACGATCTGCGCTTCCCCGACGTTCTCCACGCGCTCCTGCCAGTTTATTTGCGTGGAGCCGAAGTAGAATTTCCATCCCGACTTCGCGGCGGTCCGGCTGTCGCCCACGCCATAGGTCACAGGTGCGGCGGGGTCTACGCCTTTAACCGCGCCGTTGCCCGACATGGCGGTGTAGCGGACAGGCCACTGGATATGGGTGCCGCCTTTCACTTTCACCTGGTTGCCTTTCTTAAGCTTTTTAAAGAAAGGGCAGTTGTCATAGGCTATGTTGATAAGCGCCTTTTCAAAGTACTGGCGGCTTACGGCATTCGCCTGGGAAATCTCTAGAGCCATTTATACTTTCTCTCCTTTACGTAATAGTTGTTAGTGCAAACCCGCTAAGGCGGCTTGCTCGGCTTCTTCCATGCTCCTGTAGGAGCCGGAAGCTTTCGGCACTGGACCGCTTCCCGGAAGGACTCTGGCAGCGCCTTTCGCCTGAATCCGGTCAACGATCTTCTTTTCCATCTCTAAGGGATTTTGGATGTTCCTGCCCTTAATCGAGTGATACAGGAGATCCAGGATCGCCTCGGAATCGCCTTCGGAGAGGATTTTTAACGCGCTCTCAATCTGAGGCTCATCGAAATCCTCATACCGGGTTTTAAAGGAGTCATAGAGCTTTCGCTTGGCTTCCTCCTGCTCCCGGTTTTTCTTCCAGCCCTCCATGTCGGCAAGCTTTTTCTCCAGTTCGGCGTATTTCTCATCCGCGTACTGCCTGGCTCCGTCTAGCGCCCCCCTCGCGGAAGGACCGTTTTTCACGGCCTCCTGAAGCTGGCGGTAAATGTCCGGGTTGTCGCGCAGGAATTGGTTGTACTTGTCATACTTGGCGGACTCTTCCTTACGCTTGGAATCCCATTCAGCCCTCTGCCGCTCATGCTCCTCCCGCATTTTCGCAATTTCTGCGGTCTTGCGGGTGTAGTCAGAGCGCATCATGCCCATGTTCTTCCACTCTTTTAGGAACTCGTCCTTCGTCCTGTACGACTTTCGCACGCCTTTTTCATCGTCAAGGTCAAGGAAAGTACCTGGTTCTACTTGTCCTGCTGAAACAGGGGCGCTCTCAGCGTGTCCGGGAGTGGAATCAAGGGAAACCGTGTCGGCACTCTCGCCGGGGCTTCCGCCGCCCACGCCATCGGGGCTGAAATAGGTACGTATGAACATCTGTTATCTGCCTCCATAGGTCATTAAGTCTTCAAGCGATCCAGATTCCTGACTCATACCGCCCTGGCTTCCGAGTCGTGTTGCTACAGGGTCAGGGATTGGACTTGCTGAAGCCGCCGCTTTCATCTTGTTTAAAGGATTCGCCTTCTGGGTCTCCCGCTGGACCATCTCGGATAATTGGGTGACAGGACCCTCAACATCGACACCGAGAGTGGAAAAAAGCTCCCGCACGCTCATGTCCTTGCGGAGCATCCCGCGCTCAGCCATGAGAAAGGCATCCTGGGGATTCATGACGGATAGCCCTTCATCCATCGATTGCGGCACGCTCTTCTGAGTGTTCATCCCCATGCCGGGGGCTATCGGGTTAGGCAACCGCTTCCTCCTTTACTTGTGCATCCGAGAGATCATTTAAAAGATTCTGAACCACTGCCTGGTCTTCAGGCGCGTCAGGATTGCCCTGCCCCGCTTGGGCGTTTGCCATTTCTTCTTCCTTCTGCCGCTGTTCGGCAAGCCTGGCTAATATTTTGTCAGTACCTGGGACGCGCAGGGTTTCAAGCACCGCCTGGGCATCGACGATTTTCATCTCAGCAAGCCTGAGCATAAGATTCGCTAACGACTGCCTGTCCAAGGGGAGGGTGGAATTGGTTTGGATCTCAATATTGAAATCAAAGTAGACTTCATCGGTCTCTGCTATCGCGTCGATGAGCGTTTCATAATCCTCAATATCCTCTTTCTCTTCCTCGGAAAGATCATCATCCATGAGGCCTACAGGCGTGTGGGGCTTCAAGGCTTCTGCAAGGAAATCCTTCTGATTGGAAATCACGCCATATTGGACATCATCATCCTTGCGGATATAGAAGCTTCGAGGCTCGGTATAAAACTGCATCATGAGTTCCACGATGAGGGTCGCAAGGCGCTTTATCGAGGATTCTAAGTTCCTCACCCGCTGGCGCGTCCGGGTATAGGAGGATTCAAGAAGCATCGACATTTCGGTAGCTGTCTGGCGCTGGCGCTTTCCAGTCACCCCTTTTGTGACATCGGTGACACCTGATACTTCCTCAATAAGCTGCGGAATCGTGGACATGATCTGCGTTATGACAGAAGGCAGGTCCGGGACATCGAGGATCGCCACTACATCCTTGGCAAATCCTGCCTTGGACATAAGGACCTGGTCTCCTTTCTGGATCGCGTCCTTTATCTGCTCGGTAGTGATGCCTGCCGATTCGTCAACGACGATATTCCGCTTTGTGTACTTCCTGGCATGTTCGACTATCTGCTGTAAGCGGACGTTGAATTCCCGGTTTAAATTCTCTATCTGATCAGGCTCCCCTATCCCCCAGAATTGATGCGGCACCTTGTAGTTGTGAAGCGCGACATAGGGCGGCCTTCCGTGATTAAAGGGGGAAGGGCGGTCATCGAGGAGGATCGCATTCCCACCTGTGAAGGTGAGGATTCTGCCGTTGGGGTACTTGGCTTTGCGTACCTTCTTTTTTTCTGATACATCCACACCGTCAGCGTTCTTCCCGGTGTACTGTTCTTCTATCGCTTCAATGGTCTCGTTGTCTTTAAGCCATATCTCGTAGACCAGAATGTAATCCCCGATCAGGTCATGCTCCGCCAGGCGGTCCTGCTTCTGGTCATGCTCAGTCGCATACTCTTCCTGAGTGATATTCTTCTCTGCCTTGGGATAGAGCCGCCTCACGTCCTCCACAGGCATGAGCTTTCGCATGCCGCACCAGGAGGCGTTCCAGGGATCATCGTAGCCGGGGGCAATCACAAAATCGAAAGGGTCCACTACATCGATGGCGACATCCCCTAAGCCCCCTGCGGCATCGGGATCGAAGTAGACTTTAAAGATCGCCGTGCCGTGTATTAGGCAGTCATAGACGGCATCGAGGAGCTTTTCATCCATCCTTGCCATTTCCCAAACGAATTTAAGCGCGTCGTTATAGAGGTCGGCTACCCGCTGGAAGAAATAGCGGCGGGGCAGGACTGACCAGATAGGCCTGTTGTCAGTCAGAAGCGGGGCGGTCGTCTGGATTGTGGAGAATATGAAGTTGCAGAACACCCGGGAGTCTTCAGGATTCAGCTCCGTCTCATTCCACCACTTCCCGGTGAATTCCTTGATAAAGCGCTGCCACTTCTTGCGGCGCTCCTCATGCTCAGGTGAGCCGTAGGATGCATCGACGGCATCTTTTAATTCTGAAAAGGTCATGAATCCGCCTTTATGATGCCGTTTTCCGCCATGTACTTCTCCCGGGCGGCCTGGGAGTTGAAATTCATGCCTGTATAGGGGTCATGCCCGGCTCTGAAAGCTACTTTGATAGCAGGGGATGAGTACTTCCGGCGCAGTTTCTTTTCGCAGGTGGGGCATAGTTGTTCTGTTTCGTTTATTTTGTCCGGGTCCACGTAGATTGATTCCATGATACCGCACCGTTCGCAGATAAAATCGTAGAGAATCACCGTATCGCTCCGTATGCCCCGGTCTTGAAATCCTGCATTGCCGTACCGTCGGTTCTCCTAGAGCCTGAAACGTACTTAGGCGCTTTCTTTATGCGCTCCTCCATGGCGATAAGCCTCTCTAGATAGTTCTCAGGAAGGTTTGAGAATGAGGCTTGGCTAATACGCCCATCGTTACGCAACAAACTTAGCCTCCCATGAGGACTTCAAGCGCCGCTTGAACATCCCGAATAACGAATCAGGCCGATAGGACCTGTCTTTAAGCACATCGCCGGAATTCCCCGAAGTAAATTCCGTTATGATCTGCACCATCATCGTGAGCGCGTCCACGAGATCGTCATGCTCCCCTTTGGGGAAGAATTCCATCTGAAGAAGGAGGTCAGCTAACGACTGGTTAATAAATACCCGGCCTGTACGGACGACGCCGCCTAGGATGCGGTTTATCTTGTCCTCTTTGGACATGGACCGTGGCGCGTCAATCTGCTCAAGCTTGAAGCGCAAAGGCTTTCCTGTGATCTCTTCGTATTCCCGCTTCTTTATATCAAGGAGGTATTGAATCCCCGCCTGTAGCCCTAACTCGATTCCCACGGTCTTGGGGCGGTACTGCACGATGAGCCTTATTAGCTCATCCACCATCTTGTCAGGCTTTAGGTGAATCTTCTTAGCCTCGATCACATACAGAAAGCCTTCTGAATTGACAGCCCCGATGATAACGCCTGTGTCATCTGAATAGCGTTCGGCTGTCGCCGCCGGGTCCACGGTCATGTAATAGGCATACGCTCCCGGGGGAAGCTCGGAATATGTCGGCTGCGGGGGAGGGAATATCTGGTCATCCCTCGGGACCGGGTTGTTATCGTACTGGCAGGAATATTCGTACGCTCCCTGACGTTGCTTGATCTTTGCGAGCATCGAGAGCGTGAAGAACCGATAGATTGGCTTTCCATCCTCCACAGCCCGGCGAATAAATACCCTGTCCCTGTACCAGCCTTCTTTTATCACCGTTCCGTAGATATCCGAGAAATGATAGCGAGTGCCTATCATAAGCTCGAAGCCTTCAGGGTCCTTAATTGACTGGATATAGGAATACCAGTCCCGAACCTTCTTTATTTGCTCCGGGGTCGAACAGGATTGTTCGTTGATAATGTCATCCATGATGATGACATCGTAATGCCGCCCAACGATGGTAGCGCCGACTCCCCATGCCTCAACCTGGTTCTCCTGGGGAATCCTGCCCCATTCGCCTGATCGGTATACAGTAAGCTCGTTGGCGACAGACCGCTTCCAGTTGGCAAACCGCTTGCCCGGTTCCGGGATTCGGTCGGGGAATAGCCGCATGAGCATAGGGGTACAGAAAAGTTGCTTGATTTCCCCTAGCTGAGACTCCACCAAACTGGAAGTCCGTGAAAAAAGCCCGATACGGATATTAGGATTCTGAAGGATCAGCTGGATGATCTTTACTTTCGTCCAGGCTGACTTCATGTGTCCGCGGGGAATCAGAATAAGGGTGTCGTCATTCCTCTCCATGATGCCTGAAAGCCATCCATGCAAGACTGGATCAAGGCGGGGTCTTCCCCCATCCTCGATCTTGTCCATGCCCAGAATGACGGCACCCAGGAAATACAAATCAGTGAGAGCCTTCCATTGCAGGTACAGCTCTGCCGCTAGCTCCTCCTTCCCTGTTTTGTCTAAGAACTCTTTATACTTCCGCCTTTCAGCGGGAGTGCGCACGTATTCCATGAATCTCCGAAGTATCTAAATAAGATACTTTTGTATATATCTTCTCCTTGACCATCGAGATCAGGTGTACCCTAACCGTTATCAGTTACGCTTATCTTCGCTCTTAGCTGGTATTAAAAGCTATATGCTGAACTTTCCGTAGTCGTGCTGAGCGCTAGCGAAGCCCTCTGGAGACGGAGGAAAGTGATCGTCTCATCTCTAATGTATTAGTAGTGTTATACTATTGTGATTCGCCGTATATATAAGAGCGTGAAAACGAAAACAGCGTCAAGATACTTTTGAAAACTTTTACGAAAAGATTGTTCTTATGATGTCATGTAGTGCTCCCCTACTTTTCAGACCATTATGCTGCCAATTTTTTTCTGACCTCTGACGGCGTCGCATACCCGAGCGCCGAATGAGGTCGCTCGAAATTGTAATGATCAATCCAATCGGCGATCTTG